AGGGTTCTCTGACCATCCGCCACTTCTCTCCATCAAAAACAGGTTGCATTCGGCAAAATATAATGCCCTCAATGGTTTCAGAGGTTCCTTCGACTTTAATGTTAAAGCCGTAATCCTTGGCGACTTCCTTCAGGTGGGGCTCAATCAAAGCCCAATCACCCGATTCACATATAATGTTAGTGTCATCACCAGCGGAAAATAACTCTCTTTTAATACCTGCTCGCGCGCAGGCATCGTCAACCATGGCACACATTGTGAGAACACCAAAGAGCGATGTGAAGACGACCCCATCAGATAGGGTGCCCGTCACCTTGCCTCTAAGTGCTCCATCACGTGCTTTTGCAATCCAACGAACAGTTCTCGCCCTGTTCATCTGTTTTCGAAGATCAATACCTTCATCTGTCAGTTCACCCGGGACTGAGACCAGAAAGTCAGTGATCGCATCATGAATTCCGACGGAAACATGTTGCGAAAATCTGCTGCAGTCTAACTGCACGCAAATCGGATCATCAAACTGATCCCACTTCTCTTTGATCATCTCACCGATCTGAACGACATTCATCGCCTTAGTAACCGTGCGCCGCACGTTACTATTCCTCGCCAAGCACCTATCCAAAGCTCTATAGACCGCTTTTTCCAGCGGTGCAATGTGTACTCCAAGAAGCAGGTTGATAACGACAGACTGAGGTCTTATCACACGTGGGGTTTTGAAAACCCACCCACCAGTACCATCTGGTTCGAGAGCCATCAGCTCATCCTTAATGAAGAACTTTGCAAGTTCATCTCTCCAGGTGATAATCCGTTCGTGAAGAGTTTCGACCTCCCGGAGATAGGACTGTTTCTTTGGACCAGCGCGTGTGTTAGCATAGTCGAAATATGACATCCTACCCCCGTAGTTGACCTTATGTCTCAATTTACGAAGGAACTTCTTGAAGGGCCTTAGATCCCTAGGCACAGGGGGTTTCTTAAACTCTCCCCTGTCCTTCACAAAATACACCCGCCCCAAGATGGCGGCATGCAAGTTGTTCACACTGTTGTGGAACACCATCTTCTTCCCACCCGTGCCACACTCCACAAATCTAGTGATGACACGGGGATTCGGACTGCGCAGCTGAGACGTCACCTTAATAGCAAGTTGTTCAAGAACATCCAGATTCATCATATCCTGGATCTCACCCTGATATTCCATGCTTAACGTCT